ATATTTGGTATCAAGTTAGTTCAGATACGTATAACTTCTTAGTATTTAACACGGAAATTATCCATGTTAAGCATATTAGCCCATTATCTGACTTTGTAGGTATTAGTCCATTGGATGTGCTGTCTAGCTCTTTGAAGTTTGCACGCACAGTGGAAGAATTTTCCATGAATGAAATGGATAAAAAAGATGCCTATATCATTCAATATGATCGAAGTGTTGGTCAAGAAAAACGACAAGCACTTATGGACGATTTTAGAAGAATGATTAAAGAAAACGGTGGTGCAATTCTACAAGAACAAGGTTTTAAGATTGACCGTTATGAAAGTAGATTTCAACCAGGCGATCTTCAAACTGTATCTAATATTACTAAGCAAAGAATTGCAAATGCGTTCAATGTTCCTTTGTCGTTCTTAGATAGTAGTAACAGTAATAATGCAAAAAGTTCTGAAAGTATTATGACCCAATTTGTTGAGATGACGTTGATCCCAATCATTAGACAATATGAATCTGAATTTAATAGAAAGCTCCTAACACAGAACCAACGTGCTAGGGGCTATTATTTTAAGTTCAACATCAATGGTTTAATGCGCGGAGATACAGCATCAAGAACAAGTTTTTACGCAATGATGATTAGAAATGGTATTGCGACTCCTAATGAGCTAAGAAAACTTGAAGATTTGCCTGAAACTAAGGATAAGAATGCAGATAAATTATGGTTTTCTAAAGATTTGGCTCTACTTGAAGATGCTGATAAATTCAGTAAATCAGCAAACGTTAAACAAGAACCACAATTGAAAGGAGGTGATAATCCTGATGACGACAATCAAGAAGACAAAGGCAAAGATGCCCAGTTACCTGACCGTAAAGCAGAAAGCGACAACCAGCAACGTAGCCGATATGTACATTGATGGTGAGATTGTAACTGATGAATGGGAAGATTCAGATACTTCTGCTGCTGGTTTTAGGGATGCTCTTAAATCGCTGGGGGATGTTAGAGAAATTAATTTACATATTAATAGCCCTGGTGGAAGTGTGTTTGAAGGTATAGCAATCTACAACATGCTTAAACAAAATAAAGCAAAAGTAAATGTTTATGTTGATGCCTTAGCAGCATCAATCGCAAGCGTCATCGCAATGAGTGGTGACGCTATTTTTATGCCTTCAAATAGCATGATGATGATCCATAACCCTTATACCGTTGCTGTTGGTAATGCTAATGAATTGCGTAAAGCAGCAGACGATATGGATCAAATTACCAAGGCTAGTGTTGCTTCTTATTTAGCAAAAGCTGGCGACAAGTTAGATGAAGATACTTTAAAAGACTTGATGGATAACGAAACCTGGTTAACAGCACAAGAGGCCGTTGATTATGGCTTGGCTGATGAGGTACTGGAACCTAACAAGGCGGTAGCTTCATTGGATAACCCATTTGCTAAAAAATTTAAGCATTTACCAGTACAGCTGTTAAAGCAAGAAACACCTAAGCCAGAAGATAAATCAGATTCTGAAACTTTAAAACAACTTGAAGAAATTAAAGAGAGAGCGTTGCAATCTAGCAGCGCTCTTTCTCTTGAACTTTTAAACATTAAGGAGAATTTTTAGATGAATATTTTTGAATTACGACAAGAAACCTACAATGCCGGCCAAGCACTAAAGGATATTGAAGACGCATTGGCAAAGGCAGCTACTAATCCAGATCCAAAGGCACTTGATGATATTAAGGCCTTAAGCCAAAAGAAAGATGGCGCACAATTACGCTACAACACTTTAAAAGAACGCTATGAACAAGCTAAGAAGGCACAATCTGACGAAATCAAAAACAAACTAGAAGATGCAAAGAAAAATGAAACTAAGATGCCCGAAGATCCAAAGGAACGCTTAATTAAGGCAGAAGCAGCATGGATTCGTAAGACTGTTCGTCCTGATAATGCAGAATTTCAAGAAAAGTGGAACTCAGTTAAGCAAGAATTAAAGGATGATACTGATACTAAAGGTGGAAAGTTACTCCCAATCAACGTATCAAACCAACTAGTATCAGAACCATTTGCTACTAACCCATTACGTCAAATGGAAACTGTATCAACTATTACTAACTTGATTTTGCCACGAATCGCTTTTGATATTGCTGATGACTCATTTGTAAACGATGGCGAAGTTGCTAAGGAAATGAACTTAAAAGGCGATCAAATTACTTTTGAACGTCACATGTTAAAAGTTCGTGCAGGTATTTCAGACACTGTTTTACTTGGCTCTGATGCTGGGTTAGTTGAATACGTAAATAATGCATTATCATCTGCATTGCAATTAAAGGAACGTTCACTTGAACTTGGTACTTCTAATCCAGCAGGCTTAGAACACATGAGTTTCTACGATACTACTACTGTCAAGATCAAGTCTGTTTCAGGCAAGGACTTATTCCACGCAATCCGCAAGGCTATTGCTGACTTAGATGATGCTTTCCAAGACAATGCCAAAGTCTTAATGACTAGAAGTGATTACTACGATATGCTTGATGGTTTAGCTAATGGTTCAGCAACTCTTTACCAAGCACAACCAGAATCAGTTTTGGGTGTTCCAGTTAAATTTACTTCTGCTGCAACTACTCCTGTTGTTGGTGACTTTAGCTTCGCACAATTGAATTATGAAATTAATAGTTCTTTATACGAACAATACAAGGACTACCAAAAGGGTATGAACTACTTCCAATTAACTGCATGGTTTGACCACCAAATCAAGTTAGCAAGTGCATTCCGTTTGGCTACTGTTTCGGGAAAATAGTAACCCCGTCTGACGATAAAGGTTCAGGCGATAAGAAGCCTGCTCCTAAGCCAGATACAAGCGGGGGTACTAAACCGCAGAATAATAAAGAGCAGGGGACAGGTAGTGTAGACAGTGAGAAAGCAGATTCTTCTTCATCGAATAGCGATAAGAAGTCAGATACTGCGTCAACACAACCAGCATCTAAACCTGCTGAAATTTCAAAAGATAGTGGCACTCCTGCTAAGTCAGATACTGCTCAGTCCAAGGCAGGTAAGTAGTTATGTCAATTCATACCCTTTTGACTCAAGTCGAACCAGAAGACTTACAAGATGTTAAAGAATTTTGCAAAGTTGATGGTAATTTAGAAGATCAAGAGATTACTGGAATGATTCTATCAGCACGTCGAGATATTATTGGTCAAGTTGGCGATAGAATTGACGATTTTTTTGATGATAATTGGAATTTTAAATATGCAGTTTGGATAAAAAGTTATCACAGCTATAACAATCGTGATACATCATCAAATGCTATGACATTTGAAATTCAAGATACTTATAATTCCACTATCAATGCAATGAAAGACGATTATCGCTATCAAATATGGCTAAAAGATAAAGAAGATGATGATGACGAAGAAAGGAATGAAAACTAGTGACTAAACATACCAGCATCAATATCGCACGAATGCGCTATAGGCTTGAATTTGGCTTAATGGCTCCAACCGACGAAACCAATCCAAATACAGGCGAGGCAGTGAATGGCTTTGTACCACAATTTACTAAATGGGCCGGCCAATGGACTTTGAGTCAAACTCAAGAAGCTACTTTTGCTGGTTCTAATCAAGGTGATTTAATGACTTTCTTCGTTCGTCATGACAAAAACATTACTAGTGATATGATTCTTCGCTTAGATGGTAAAGAATATACAATCACGCATATCAATAGGGATGATGGATTAACCGCTAATTCATTTGATCTGATTACGTGCAAGAGGAAAGAGGTGCATCATGCATGAGTGAAATTCTTAATGAGGATAATTTTGATCGTGCTATTGATGAAATCAGTAAATCTTGGACGATGCAAGAACGCACTTTTGTTAATAACGCTGGGATGGGTGCTTTTTATCCAGTGCTAAAAACAAAAGTTGATGCCCATAAGGACCCTACCAGAAAACCAATAGGGTATCCAGAACATATGGCGGATACTTTAGTTAAAAATGTTAATAAAGATGGCTCAATTGAGGTGGGCTTTTCTAAAAAGGGCAATAAAGCTTATATTGCTCGATTTATTAACGATGGTTGGCAATCGTACAACCAATATGGTGGACCTTATAAATATATTCCTGGTGAACACTACTGGGAAAGTACAGAAGATGAAACTCATGACGCTGTTATTAAAGCTATGGCTCAAGCTGCAAAAGCGGTTATGGATAAGAGAGTAGGTTTATAAAATGACACCAGCAGCACAAGTGGTTTCACTTATTAAAAAAAATATTAGTCAATTCGATGGCTTAAAGAGCGAACACGTTCACTCTTTTATGATTAGCCAAGAAGATAAGACTAAAATTGATGCAATTATTGTTGTGTCAGAAGCACCCGGTGGTCGTCATGGATATGGAAATGGTGTTCCAATCTTTGAAAGACGACGACTGCAAATTGAATTTTATTATCCGAAAAATTACATGAAAGATATGGAAGGACTTGAAAAACAAATCAAGTCCTTTTTGTTTGCCCACGGTTTTGTTTGCTATGCAAACGCAGGCCATGTAATTAGTCCGGATCAACAAAACATAACAAATACACTCAAATTTAACTATCAAAAGGAGGATATTATTTAATGGCTACTATCGGTTTAAAGACGATTTACACTGGCATTAAATTACCAAATGGTAGCGTTGCCCTTGATGACCAAGGTGTTGACCCAACCGGTATTTTTGAAATTGATACTAAGAAAGAAAATGGAAACTTAGGTTCTAAGAGTTTCAATATTACTAACTTAACTGGTACTACAACCAAAATTGTTGGTAATAACGAAATCGTTGATACTTCTGTAGGATCAAGTTCACCAACTGTTGCAATTGATTCAAACATGATTAACCCTGAAAAACTTAACAAGCTTTTAGGACGTGTTCAATTAGGCGATGGTGGATGGGCACCAGGCAAGACAACTGTTGAAATTGGCTTGATTGGCGTAGCAGAAGATCCAATTTATCACTCACGTATTTTCTATTGCTTTGGTCGTGGTACTTTGGCTAAGACTGCTCAAAACATTCAAACCAATACTGATACTGCACAAACTCGTGAAGATGATAACTTAACTTACACTGCTATGTCTTACGACAAGTTTAATTCAGAGCCATATGCAGTTTACTGGGAAAAGAACAAAGATTTCAGCTTGAAGAAGATGTTTGATCGAGTATTTCCAGGTCAAACTTTCATTAAAGAACCAGCACAACCAGTTGCCCCGCATTAAAAACTTGTATGATGAGATGAAGATTCTAAGAACATAGTCATTAAGCTGATGAATAAACTAATCACTTAAAGCCTTAAAATCAATATCTCAACATTAATAATTTAGCCTGAATAAAGGCTTTTTTTGCGAAAAATTAACAGGACAGAGACGAGAGATATGAAACGAATTTATAAGGAGAAAAATTAAATGAGCAAAGTTGTTACTTTAAATGCAAAAGATGTACTAGGAAAAGATTATACAGTAATTGATTCATTTGAAAATGTAAAGAAAACCAGTAA